AGTTTTCCTATTAAGCAATTCCAAGCTTTTTGTCCTGTATACTTAGAGTCTTTGTATTTGTAGTGTTTACCATCTGATACATAATTTGTAATACCAATACCTGAATTCCATATGAATCTTGCAAAGTTTACTGGTTTATTTTTACCACTGTGCCAAGGAGTCCACCCATGATGTTCGGGTTGTATTTCCCATGTGTCCATTTCCCATGCTTGATTATTAGTTGTCTTTCTTATCCAGTTTAGTAACTGGTACTTCGTAAAGCAAGGAACTGGTTTGTTAAATGTTTTTATTCCTGTTCTAGCTTCGGGATAATGTTCAAATTCACTTGTATTAAAATGTCTACCTGAATAGTCTACTCCATTAGATTCTTCTATTCTGCCATCATCTGCTGTCATAACTTCTTTTAATCTAGCCATGCTCACATTTGGACTAGGTAAATACCTAAATGTAGAAGGATGTCTTAGTACTTGTTGTGCTAATTTATCTAAATCTTCTAGTATACCTCTATTGTTTATTAAAAGTTTTTTCATTTGTCATCTTTTATCTCGCTTGGAGCTGTAACTGTTCGATAGTATATTACTACTTCTCCTAGTTGGTTGATGTACCTTTTTAATTCTTGCATATCTTCTGACATGACTTTATAATCACCAATGGTCGTTCCTACAAATAGTACTTCTCCATTGTTTTGTTCTTTCATTTCATCCAAGAACTGGTCTAGGTAGGTATAACCTTCTGGCCACTCTGGATTTTCTGTATCTTCTTTAAGACAAGTCTTTGGTCTTTTCATACTACCATCATCTTGTACTCTTTTGATACATGGGTTTGTAATTCTTGCATTTGATACTACCCACCACTGAGGAGCTGTAAGCTCTACTGGTCTTGGTAAATCAGGTTGCATGATGTCGATTTCAATTGGTTTTGATACTATCTCTACTTTCTTAGTAGGAAGTAAACTACAACTACTAATCGTTAGTGCTAGGCACAGTAAGCTCGTATAACTTTTCTGTATCATCTTCCATTCCCTCCATCACTTTTTCACTACCATTGTTGAACCTGTTAGTCATAAGACCAGGCTTTTTCAATGCTAGCATATCTAAATTGTGTCTGCTAAATATTGCAAGATACTCTGCTTTTTCAGCTTCTATTTCTGAGTTTCTTCTAGACATACTCATAAGAGACTTACCTTGTTTTTCGTAAGACTCTCGCAGTGTGTCCATTGCCTCTTGCTGGGCTTGTACTGCATTTTCTAACTTGATATTGTTTTCTTTTAAGGTTTCATTCTGACTGTATAGAAAGTAGCATAGACCTCCTAATACAACTAATCCACCTATTGTTAATTGGTTCATAATTCTTGAATCCTGTAATTAAGTCCATCAGCACCACTAATTTCCACTAGTTCTCCTTCTTCTGTTATGAATGATATATACTTTGGTTGCTTTTTGATGAACTTCTTGACGATAAACTCTTGGTCGTCTGCGTCTCCCCAAGTAGCATTATAACTAACTTTGAGACTATAATAGGTAATGAATAAGTTTTTAAACCAAAACCACCACTCACCTACTTTATCTAGAAACTTAGACATTGCTCCAGTCTTTCCCCTCGTATAGTAAAGCTTCTGCTTCCCTTCTTCGGATTAATCCTTCAAGCACTTTACCACCTGCCTTGTTCCACCTTTTGATTTGAGCAGGTACACCAGCATGGTCGCTAGCGTTGATGACTTTCAACATAGTTGAAGCGCGAAGATTTCCATTACCTAGATTGAACACCCATGATACAATTGCATCGAATTGGCACTGAGAAAGTGGAACGGTTACGGCTGTGTTCACATAGTTTTCGTACTCCTCTATCTCGTGTACTAGCATCTCATCTGCTTCTGCTTTAGTAACTACATCTCCTTCTTTGACATCTTTTATATGTCCATATCCGATAGTCCATACTCCAGCCGCGCACTTGTACGCTTCTGTTTCCATACCTTCGAACTTTTTAATTAGGGATAATCCCTCTATTGAAATTTGCATATTTTCTCCTATAGGTTGGGGAGCCGAAGCTCCCCTAATACATTCTGACAGTTTAAGTAAGTACCGTAACACTCTGCACCATTATGCCACCAAAGGCTACCACTAATGTATAATTAGCTACCATGTTGCAGAACTCTCCGTTCTCACATATACTATCACGAACTTTTGATAATGTTCTCATCAATTAATCTCCAAGATTTTCCTCTTGGAATCTGGAGTTCGTAACAGTCTGATTGTCAGCAATCCGTCTTGTAGACTTACTTCTTCTACTTGTAGGTCGGCGTTTAGAATAAATCTTCGTTCAAAAGACTTTAAACTTAATCCTTGATGAATGAAATTTTCATCTTCTCCTAGTTTTGTTTCTTTTTTACCCTTTATGTGGAGTTCTTTGTTATCAAAGACAATCTCCAGTTCTTCTTTTTTCCACCCTGGCACTGCAACTTCTATACGATAGTCTCCTGCCTTTTCGATTAGGTTATATCTAGGATATGCTGCATCCGTATAAGACGGCAGTGTAGGCATATCCAATCCAAGCCAAAATTTGCTTAAATCTATACTCATAATTTTCTCCATAATTCCTTTTCAGTAAATAATTCACGCCTCCTTACGGTAGACGCACCAATATGCAAGTGAATTCTATCACTTACTAAATAATTATATCAAAAATTAACCTTGATGTCAAGAACTATTTTTCAGAGTCATCAAACTCTATGAGTCCTTTCTCTTCCAAATAGTCTACCGTGGTTTGGATTCCGATTTGTTTTCCTATCGTATATGCACAAGCTGTACACATAACTAAGAATATTCCATAACTTATATCATTTTCTATCATAGATAATATTATAGCAACTTTCCAAGCATAAGTCAAGAATTATGTTCAACATACCTAAAAATAGTTCTTGACTTTCGCTCAAAATTTTTGTATAATATAGACATATGAAAAGAACATGGACTATAACAGAAAAAGAATACATCAGACGGCATTACAATGTAAAGTCAACGGAAGATATTGCACTTGCACTGGACAGGAGTCCAGCATCTGTCACCTCATTAGTATACTATCTAAGAAAACGTGGATGGACTTTCAACAGGAGGTCAGATGCCAAGAGTTGATGCTAAGAACATGAGTTTTGAAAAAGCACTGCGTATCTTTCGCAAAAAATGTGACAATGCTGGGATAAAAGAAGAGTGCAGAGATAGAAAATATTACATCAAACCCAATGTCAAAAAGAATCAAACGAATAACTATAGGAAAAGAACACGAGAGTTAGAGGCACGAAAAGCATTTCAACTCGAAAGAAGATTACGAATCACAAAGAGAATCTAACCTATAGAAAATCGACTGCAAAATAGAACTAAATTTCACAACCCTCACAGAAACCCCAAACTATTTTATTATAACCCGAACCCAATCCAAAACACAAATCCATACTGCTGAGAAAAACACTTCTTGCATTATGATAAAAAGTGTGATAAAATATTTATATTAATTTGATATACAGTCAATACAAACTACCAGTTACACTGGTTCTTCCTAACTGATGTATGATGCTGGAGTGAAGCGTCAGCGGGAACGACAGCAGAACATCCAATCTGGGAAAGAGATACAGTGTTTATTGTATAATCAATATCAACAAGATACAACCAAGTATCGACTAAGTTCAACTCATGAGCTTATAAACTCAACATAACAACTAATTCGTACAAACTCGTCTGAAACTAACGAAACTTGCACCAATTCAAATTTTTTTAAAGCACACAAAAAACCCACAATTAAGTGGGTTCATGTCAAATTCTGTCTAACTTGTCGTTAGTCCCAGAAGCTTCCTCTTGACTTAGGTACATCTGCCTGTAGCATTCTTAGTCGCCTTACTGATAGTTCAGTCTTGAATCCATCAGCGAATTCTAACTTGGCTTTATACCCGTTGGGACTTTCGAAAAGCTCTAACACTTCTGCATATATTCCATGCTTGTCTATTGTTCCTAGGTTCTCACCTGCTTTTACTAATTTACATACTCTCATTTGCTACTCCTTTTAATATTGCTTTTAATGCAGTCTTGGGTGCTTTTTCTAGACCTGCTAGTTCCCATTCCTGTAGTTGTAATTTCTCTGCTAATTCTTCTACTAATTCTAACTTTGTGACTGGCTTTTCACCCGCTTTGGTTGTGTACTCGGTTTTCCTGTACACTCCTTCTCTTGATAGTTTTCCTATGATAGATTTTACACTCTTATTGAGTTCTTCTGCTAATTTTTCTACTGTTTCTCTAGTTGGTTCTAATCTATACTGGTTTACTATATACTCTACTTGGTCTTGTGTGTAATTAACTGCCATTTCTATCTCTCCATTGTTTTTCTGCTGTTCGTTTGAATGACCACTCTAGTAATCTCTCAATTATCCTTCCTAGAAAACGCATCTATAACCTCCTCTATTGACTGTGGGGGTTGAACTATTGTTATGTTCTTACCCTCTAGTTTATGTACTGCTCCATTGTTATAGTAAACAAAGTAGCCCTCTCCAAATCCTAAGTCACCACCCTTTTTACAAGCATAGTGTTGACATATCTTATTACCCCAGTCTTCTGCAGCGAGGTAAACCCTTCGTCTTTCAACTAACTCTGTATGTTCAGTCATTAGCAATCCTCCCAGAATTTATCTGCTATCTCATCTAGTACTTCGTTTGGATAGATAACATCTCCACCGACTTTGTACTCTCCATAGTAATCAAAGTCCTCTGATTCAGTATCTATACTAGGAAAGCGTTCATTGAATGATGCCATGAGTGCATCTGCATCAGTCTCATTGTAATCTCCTTCCCAAGCATACCAGCCATTAATGCTTTCATCTTGCTCTTTATCAGAACCATAGTACTGTTTACCCATGAAGTTTCTGAACTCATCTT